AAGCAAACAGATGAATACAGAGCAATGATGCAGCAGATATACGAGTATAAGAAAGACGGTAAGAGTAAGCACGACGATGCACCTGATGCGATGGCTGGGCTGGCGAACTTCATACAAGCCTTACTGCCGCACATCTTTGAATAAAAAAAATTACCGATTACTTTTATAATTAATTTTAAAAAAAATTATTCAAATGAGTTATGTATCTAATTTAGTGGCTCGCATGTTCGGGCTTAGCACCTTCAACGGTATGTACTCAACATCTATTTACGACCGTAAGAATCCGATTCTTATTGATACGGAGAACAAGCTAAGAATATATAACACTATTCCTCATCTTCAATCGGTAATTAACCAGCTTGCTGATATGTTCAAGAACATGGAGATAAAGCTATACGACAAAAAGACTGGTGAGGAGATTAAAGAGCACGAGGTATTAAACCTATTGAATAGACCTAACCCGTTAAGAACGCGCGAGGAGTTTCTATTTGAATACTATGTGTTTAAGTCGGTGTTCGGTAATGCTTTTATATACGAGATTAAAGGACTGCCGAGCGCACTTCCTTCGTTAATGTGGAACTTACTTCCAAGCGATGTTGAGGTTATTCCTACCGGTAAGCTATACAATCAAACGACCGTCGATGGCATTATTAAGTCTTATAAGGTATATGATCAAGGCACTTACTTTAATGTGCAGCCTTCGGATATGATATATAAGAATGAGGGAGTTGGTGGTAACCTTATAACATCACAAAGTAAAATTGATTCTTTGCAACTACCTTTGTCAAATATCATAGGTGCGCTTAAGAGTGAAAATGTATTGATAGTTGAGCGTGGTGCAGAAGGTATATTAAGCAATGAAAGCCAAGCCGATGGAGGCGCGATACCTTTAGGCAAAGAGGAGAGAGATAGAATAGAACGTGAAATGAGCAAAAGCTATGGCATATTTGACGGTCAAAAGCGTAAGATAATTACCAATAGTTCTTTGAAGTGGCAGCCGATGACTTTTCCGATTAAAGACCTGATGCTATTGGAGTGCATAGAGAGCGATTTTCAAACAATATGCGCTGCTTACGGTGCTGACCGCGATATATTCCCAAGCACAAAGGGCGCAACATTCGAGAATAAAAACAACGGGGTTAAATCAACTTACCAAAATACAATACAACCTCAAGCCGATGACCTTATGAGCATCTTAAATGCGGCTTTTGGTTTGGAGAAACAAGGTCTTTACTTATATGCTGACTATTCATATTTGCCAGTATTGCAAGAGGACGAGCAGCAAAAGGAAGCAGCTAAGAAAACGAAAATAGAATACTTAGCAATGGCTTTAAATGATGCCGTTATTGATGTAAACGAGTATAGAGCAGAATTAGGACTTGAACCGAAAATGGATAGCGGTAAAGAAGAAATTATATCTGATAAATTATTAAACGCTCAACTTGCATTACGTGGAACGGTCGGAGGTGTTGAAGGATTGATAGGGTTAAATACAGCCGTATCGTTGGGGCAGTTGAACAGAGAAAGTGCGATTGCTATTCTTACGAATGTTTACGGCTTCGATGTAACGGTTGCCAATCAAATGATAACTAACACACCGATAACACCAACAGCGATATAGTAAAAAAAAAATTGCGAATAGTTTTTGTATTTATTTTTGAAAAGAAATGGAAGAAGCGAAAAAACATATACTAAGTGAAGTCGATAAGAAGTCGGCTCATTACTCAGTTAAAAGTGCTGATGCTAATATAATAGATGTTAGCACATCGTCCCGTATCGTTACGGGCTTCTTTAATTCTTATAACTTTTTTGACTCAGATAAGGACGTGTTAATAATGGGCGCTGCTAAGAAGTCAATCGAAGAGCGCGGTGTGAATAGCACAGCGGTTGCAAAGATTAAACACGCATTGAACCATGACTTGACGACCTTAGTAGGTAAGTTGCAAGTGCTTGAAGAAACGACTAAGAATGGTATTACGGGCATATACTTTGAATCTAAGATAGCCAACACTACTTTGGGTAATGATACTTTGATTAACTACAAAGAAGGCATTTACGATAACCATTCAATCGGTTTCAAATACAACCAGCTTTCATTAATTGAATCTGAGAAGAATCCCGTTGCATGGAATGAAGTAGTGAGTAAATTAGTTAACCCTGAGGAAGCGGAAAAATACGGGTACTTATACTTAGTAAAAGAAATAAACCTATTCGAGGGTTCAACCGTTGCCTTTGGTGCAAATTCATTAACACCATTCTTAGGTGTGAAAAGCGGTAGTAAAGAATCAATGACTCTCGCACTTGTAAGCAAATTAAACCAGCTTGAATATACGGTGAAGAACGGAATGCAAAGCGATGAAATGTTAAGCACGTTTGAACTACAAATTAAACAATTCAAGCAAATATTAAAAGAGATTGAAGTAGCTGAAACCTTTGATAAGCCCACACTTGCAAAAGTGCCGAGCGAAGCAAAATCAAGCGAACCGATAAAACCAAAATTCGACGTAAATCAAATTATTAAAAATCTAAATTTCTAAAAAATGGAAGCACAAGACCAAAAAGCGTTAGTTGACGCAATCAACATTGAAGTTGGTAAAAAACTTGATGCGGTGAAAGCCGAATCATTAAACGAAGTAGCAAGTTTAAAAGCCGAATTAGAGGCAGTTAAAGCAGCTAAAGAAGAATTAAAAAGCGAAGTGAACGGTGAGATTGTTAAATTGAAAGCAGCTAATGAGGCAGCCGTAGAGAAAACAGAATCTTACAAATCACTTGCTGACTTATTCGTTGACGGTTACAGAGCAATCGTTAAAGAAAACGGTGCTAACATGAAAAAGAAAGGGTTTAGCGCTCAGATGAATGTTAAAGCTGCTGGTACTATGACCACTGCTAACATCGATGCTGTTGGTACTAACTCAATTCCTTATCAATTAGCTTCTTTTTCAACTGGCTTGGTAACAACTAAGAGAAGAAGACCTTTCATCATTGACCTTACTAACTTCGGTCGTACTGACAAGATGTATGTTCAATGGGCTGAGATGGCTAACAATGATCCTGGTACTGCTGGCATGACTGCGGAAGGTGCTGCTAAGACTCAAGAAGATTTCGACGTAAACGAAAAATCTGCGAAAGTAGAAAAAGTAACGGCTTACACTAAAGTATCAATGGAAATGTTAGATGATGTTGCTTTCATGGAAGCAGAAATCAGAAACAACTTAATTGAACTTATTGCATTGAAAGCTGATAGCGGTGTATTAAGTGGTAACGGTACTACTCCGAACTTGAATGGTATCATTACTCAATCAACTACTTATGCTGCTGGTTCTTTTGCCGGTACGTTTGGAACTGCTGCTAACAACTTCGATGTATTGCGTACTGCAATCAACCAAGTTGAGGCTGCTAACTACTTACCTTCTGCAATCGTGTTACACCCAACAGATGCTACATTCATGGAGTTGACTAAAGCAACTGATAACGGTTATGTTGCACCTTCATTATTCGTAGTTAACAACGGTGTTACTACTTTCGCTGGTATCCCAGTTATTAAAAACACTGGTATCACAGCTGGTACTTTCTTACTTGGTGATTTCTCTCAAGTTAACGTGAGAATGAGACAAGATGCTACTATCTCAATGGGTCATGAGAATGATGATTTCACTAAAAACTTAATCACTATCCTTGCGGAAATGAGATTAGTTTGCTACGTGCCGTCTAACAGAGTTCTATCTTTGGTTACTGGTTCATTCGCAACTGCGAAAACAGCGTTAAACGCATAGTTAATAGGGTGAGGAATTAAAACACCTCACCCTTTAATTTTAAAACTATAAAAAATGGCTAAGAAAGTAAAAGAAGTAGAGGTTATCGAAGTTGCAGAAGTTGCTGCTATTGTTGGCGACGTGTCAATTAAAATAATCAAAGATACTCAACACCTTAAAAAAGGTGAGGTGTATAAAGAAAGCGGTGATATTGCTTCGTTATTAGTAGCGAAAGGTATTGCCGAAATAATCTAAAAAAACACTTTTGTTTGTTTGTTTTGTTTGGAGGTGGGCGGTAAAAAACCCACCTTTTTTTTAAAGATAAATTTATAATTATGGCATCAATATTAGTTAAAACAACAGACTTCACTGGGCTTTATTACATCGCTCAAACAACATACACGACTCCAATATTACAAGCCTATATTGATGAGTTTGAAAAAACATATATCCGCAAATTGTTAGGCTTAACGCTTGGCGACCTATTCATTGCAACGGTAGTAAATAACGTGCCAGTTGGTGCAAGATACGTTAATGTTTTTAATCCATTGGCAATTCAAGTAAGTGGCTTAAATAACGGTGTTAGTCTATTGCAAGAGTATTACACAGAGGGCAGAATATTCGAGAGCAGAGGAATGAAAGAAATATTAAAAGGCATTATTTATTGCTTATACGTACAAGGTACTCAGGCGCATCATTCACAGAGCGGTGTTGCTAAGTCTTTAGCCGATGTAGGTATAGTAATGACGGGAGAGAATGCAGCGCGTATGGGCGAGATTAGACACAATGGAATCATATCCGATTGGGAGGCGGTTCAATACTATATTCACGTAAACGCGGCAACATATCCTGAGTACGATGGCTTGCAATTACAACCTAAATACAGCGCAATATTATGATGTACAAAACAGATATAATAGATTACTTGAATAGCGTACTAACTGCGGTGAATAAGACCGTAACAATTACGGCAACAAGTAACCCAAGCGCGGGCGTTTACACCATTACCGTTGATGATGTTAAATGGATTCAACCAAGCATTGTGCTATCGATAGGGAATAATGATTATACCGTAAGTTCGATTTCGGGCTGTGTGATTACTCTAAGTGGTAGCGCTGCAATAGTTGTAACTTCATTCACGTTGCCAACGGTTTACTTCTTTCACGGTACGGTTAAAGAAACAAACATCACTTTAACTAAGCGCCAGTTCGATACACAGAAAACACCGCTTGTCTATTTGCTTGAAATATTTAGCGAAAGGTTCAATGAAGATGTTGATGAGTTCGAGCGCGTGAGTGATTTGCGTTTGTTCTTTTTAACTCACGCTAACTTTGAAGCGTGGGAAGTTGATGACTTTTACACGAATAGCATCAAGCCTATGCAAAGATTGGTACAACACTT